GACTATTGGTGACGGTACTATCACTGGGGGATTAAGTGATGTAAATAGCAAGTTAAATAATTTTTGCCAATTTTATAATAGTACTGGAACGCTAGGTGTTGCTCTTAAAGAATATTCTGTTAATTTTGTTCTAAAATCACCATTCATACTTATAGTTGGTGCCAGTACTGGCTCATATTTAGTATTTGGTTATTGTGGTACGTCAGGATATTATGCAGGAATCGCCACTGAAATGACTGGATCAAATAAATTATTTACTTTTTACGCAAACGATAGAGGAAACACACCTTCTTTTTCAGAAAAATAGTTTATAATATCCTAATCAGCTATATATGAAAAGCTCGCAGAATAATAGCGTTCAGTTGACACATATAACATTATTATACCATTTGATTTATCAATATATAGCATATGGTTACCACCGTCAGAATCAGCCGCATTCGCTCTAACATATGCGGTTTTAGGATAATATACTTTTGCAATCCTACCAATAATTAATGATCCACTTGACTGTTCGGCTGTAATTTGCACTCCAAAAGTTATAAATACTCTATTACCAATTTTTGTAATGGTATTATCTGTATTTCCCCATGATGTGCAGTTAGCCAATGACAAATCAGAATCATTTTCAAAGTTGCTTAACTTGCCATTTACAGAAGCAGTCATAAAAAAATATTTGCGAAATAACAACAAAAAAGAGCATGGTGTAAAAGCCATGCTCTTAATCTATTTATCTGATTCCCCAGTCACCGTCATTGTTGACAAAACCAACCACATATCCTATCATGTCATCAATTATGTGTTCCGGAAGTATACTGTTCGGAGACATGAGCGAAACATATCTCCATTTTCTAACGCCATATTCTATTATATGGGTTTTTACGGCAATTTGTATCCCACCATTACTTGTTACAATACATCGTTCACCGTCTTGTGGTTCCCGATCCGCTGCAAGGAGAACAATTTCCCCAGGCAGATAAAACGGCATATAGTAGTCACAGGGAATTTTCAAACCGATATAAGTCTTGGATTTTATATCTTCCGGTAATTTGTCTATGCAAATAGGTTCTACAGCGTTTGTGGTGGCTATAATTCCATTCACAAGTTGCGGTTTAAGGACAGAAATATACTTGTGTGATTTTTCAAGACTGGAATAGATTTTATCTTGGTGACGGATGGAGTAGCGGATAAGGTACAGAGAGTGTTCCGGCAGACTGCGGCATATCTTGACAGATTCCAACATCTTATCTTCCATAGTACCACAGCCTACCAACTCATCTACACTGATTCCAAAGGCTCTAGCAAGCGCAACAGCGGTAGATAGCTTCGTGTCGTTAGAATTACCGTATAGTAGTGAATTAAGCGTAGAATAAGGCAAATTAGCTTCATCTGCAAGCTTGTAAACCGTCATGTCCGGCTCATTTAGAAATTCATGGAGATTCCCACGAAAACTTAACATATAATTTACACGGTTGACTGATAGATGTGTCGATATTTCTTTGATTCGGTCTTTTTTCATCATGTTTTTTATCCCCCTTTCACATGATACACTTGTAACATCCCTTGTTTCAAGGGACTTCAAGTTCTGGCGAGGGCGGTGTTTATTGGCGTTTTCACCGTCCTCTTTTGTTGATATTTTACAACAATAAAAAACGTGCGTCAAATATATTGATTGTTAAGAACGTATGTTCTATAATGTGATGTATTGCTACCAAGTGCGGAAAGATTAGGGGGTGTACTATGGGGAAAGAAGATTACAAAGAGGAAATCACAAAGCTAATCAATGCTTGCGATAATTTACACTGGTTAGAGTGCATTTATGCCTATGTTAAAAAATTACTTAGATAAAGGAAAAGAGCCAAGGACTTGCGCATTGCCCTTGGCTTTTTCTTATTCGTTCTTTTTTGCGATTGAATCAATCAACTTTTCCAAAGCGTTCCATCCATCTTCGTCCAAGTTAGCCAGTGCGGATACAAGACGGTGCTTAAATGTATCTTCACCGGACTTTTGAATTTCTCCGAGCATTTCCGATATTTGTTCATCCTTTGATTTCTGAACAAACATTTCACCAGTTCCATTTCGGAGCCATTCTTCGTTTACATCAAACTCTCTGCAAATAGAAAGAATAACTGCATCAGTAGGAGTTCTCAGCCCATTTTCATAATTAGTAATGGTATTTCCTTTTACACCGATTCTTTCTCCGAAATCAACTTGGGTTAAGCCGCTTTCTTTTCTTATTTTTTTAATACGGTCTTTCAAAATATATCACCTCCTTATGTGATAAATATATCAAAAAAAACTCTCAAAGTCAACATTTAGTATTGCATTATAACTCTCTATGTGATATATTAAACTCACGAAGTCAACAAAAAGGAGGTGAAAATATTGGAAATGCTTCATTATAGTTGGCTTGACGCAATACCAATTACAGTGTTTGTTCTACTGACTTGCATTATGAGTTATTGGCATGGGAGATCCGAGCACGGATGGAGAATTGTCGGACTTGTCTACACTATAATTTTGGGAATAATCGGTCAGATTCTTGTAGGATTTTTCCCAATGTTTGGGTAACAGTAAGCAATTTTTCCGAGGAATCGTTTTTCCTGTTGAGTAACGAATCATGAAGAGAAGATAATTGATCCCAATATTCGGATGGAACATATAAAAATAATTCATGGTAAGAGCGTATGTACTCTATTTTTTCACTTGGATAATTTGTTTCTAATTGTTTGGAAGCAAATTCCAAAAAATGATTAAATACGGATTGCTGCTTTTGATAATAGGAAAGCTGTTTATCATATTTTAGTTCCAATTTTCTTATTTGAGTACTGTGTATGCTATTGATGATAGTTACTAAAACAGGACAAACTATCGCAACACATAAGGTTATAGCTGATACAGCGAGTTCTAAGTGATTTGTATTTAATGTTTCCATGAATATGTACCTCCAAGAAATTTTTATTATTATACCACGAAAAGGAAGTGAATTGAATGAGTGAAAAAGAGAAAAAGATTGTTGAAAAGTTAAAGAGAGCCATTCCCAATATGTCCGATTTCGACAAGGGATATATTCTCGGCAAGACAGAGAAGATGGCAGAGGAATCTGTTAAGAAGCAGGAGGAAGAAAAATGTACGAAAAATATGCAAAACGCAGAGATGAATTAGGATTGACTGATTACAAGGTTGCACAAATGAGCGGCGTACTTACATCTACTCTTAGTGAATGGAAAAAACATTATGAGACAGATGGACAATCAGGTTATCAACCTAAGTTGAAAAAAATCTCTGCAATAGCATCTGTATTAGGAATGAGTGTAACTGATTTTATAAATTAGAAAGGAGAACAATGAACGAATTAGAGCAGAAAACAATATCTTCCGTGGAAGTAGCGGAAATGATAGGGAAAGAGCACAGCAAGTTACTGAGAGATATAAGAAATTATATTGAACAGCTAGCCGAAGCCAAAATTGGCTCGGGCAATTTTTTTACGGAAAGCAAGTACAAAGATGCAAACAATCAGGAAAGACCTTGCTATATGGTAACGAAGAAAGGCTGCGAGTTCATAGCACATAAGATGACCGGAGTTAGGGGAACAGAATTTACGGCAAAGTACATTGACCGTTTCCACGAAATGGAAGATGCCATCAAGGCACATATCCCTACCGGACAGGAATTGATTGCACTGGCGGTTGTCGAAGCACAGAGGATGCTTGCACAGAAAGAGGAAGAGGTTAAGCAGTTGCAGACCACAGTGCAACAGATGGATGCCGTGATCACCGATATGACACCAAAAGTTGACTATGTGGACAAGATTCTTTCATCTAACGACTGTATGACAGTCACACAGATTGCACAGGACTACGGAATGAGTGCGGTGAAGTTCAATTCAGTTTTAAGAACAGCCGGTATTCAGAGAAAAGTCGGTGACCAGTGGATATTGTATGCAGACTTCCAGGGCAAAGGTTATGTGAGAACAAAGACAAATGATTATGTTAAGCATGACGGAAGTACCGGTACAAAGCCACTTACCGTATGGACACAGAAAGGCAGGATGTTCTTATACAACAAGCTGAAAGAGATTGGCATTGAACCTATCGAGGAGGAAAGCGCATGAGAACAACAATAAAGCTGTTTCTTCCTATTATAATAGCACTCTCCATCACATTTACATCCACGGCACAGCCATCCGGCAGTTTTATCTCCGAGGAAGCACAGGAATCGTGTGTAAAGTACGGTGAGGAATATGGCATCTGCCCGGAACTTCTTATGGCAATGATCGAGAAAGAATCTTCCGGCAGACCGGATGTGGAAAGTGGCGGTTGCAAAGGACTGATGCAGATTTCTGACAGATGGCATAAAGACCGCATGGAACGTTTGGGAGTGACGGACATCTACTCTGTGGACGGCAATATCCATGTGGGAGCCGACTACTTGTCGGAATTATTTGAAAAGTACTGTGATGTAGGAATTGTACTTATGGTTTACCACGGAGAGAAGAACGCAGCTACAAAGACAGAATTAAGTGATTACGCAGACTGGATATTAACCAGGAGCGCAGAACTGGAAAGGATGAATGGAAAATGACGAACAGAGAGAAGTATGCGGAACAGATTATTGACATGGCACTTGATAGTATAGAGATAGCTGTGGACAAAGAAGGAAAGTTATGTGATTGCAATGTAATACGTTGTTCCGATTGTGCATGGAGTAGTAAAAGCAGATGCCGTGAAAGGTTCAAAGAATGGGCGAAACAGGAATATGTAGAGTCTACGGTTGACTGGTCGAAAGTGCCTGTGGACACGAAAGTGTACGTAAGAGATTCCGATAGTGACCCTTGGAAACCTAGATATTTTGCAAAATTTGAAGGTGGGAAAATATTTACATGGACTAATGGTGCTACTTCTTTTTCGGCTAACAACTTTGATGATGTAGTATGGTGGATTCAAGGAAAACTTGCGGAGGACACCGTATGAGTGCCAAAAAGCGGTTTACCGTCAAAGGGTGCATCGGAAAGATATTTTACAGTCCGAAAGAGTGGGAAGTTGACCGTGAAACAGCATTCTATTACAGAATTGTAAACCGCAATACCGGGAAGAAAAAATGGTTAGGAAAGGAGTATTTTTATGCAGAAAAGTCAGATTATCCCCATCGTCCGTGCGAATGAGATTCTGATTGCAAGACTGTTAGATGCAGGAATCTTGTATATCGGAGAAGACAACGTGATCCACGTAACAGAAGACTGAAAGCCGGAGGATTGAGGAAATGGAAAGGAAGATAAGAAAAATCTTGGTAGAACTGGGGCTGAAACAGTACTTGCCGGGATTCCAGTACATCATCGAGGTTGAAACGCTGATGTTCGAGAACAGAAACAGAAGACTTTCTGAAATCTACCGGATTATCGGAGAGGAACACAGTACAACCAAGGAAAGCGTGTACCGGGCGATCAAGTGGGTGGTTGACAAGATGAACCCAACCACAGAGTTGTACAAGGAGATCAATGAGACAGACAAGCCGGTATCAATCTATATGTTTGTAAATTCACTGTATTTATATCTTTGGGAGGATAGGAAAAATGAGGATTAAACACACCTTTTTGCAGAATTTCTGCAAATTCTATGGTTCTAACGTAGTGGACACTGATTTATACGACCGGACAGAGGTTTCCGGTGTAAATGAAACAGGTAAGTCCACGATCAAAAGAGCAATTCAGTATATTTTTGGATGCCGTGACGAGAACGGCAGAGAGATCACCGGAATCAGACCGCACGATAAGGACGGCAATGACATCGACGGAGATATTACCGCAGAAGTTACCGTGGAGATTGACGGTACAGACAAGGTTCTGAAAAAAGTATGCCGTCAGAACTTCAATAAGAAAGGAGAGTTTACCGGGAATGTCACGGATTACTATGTGAATGATATTCCCAAAAAGGCAGCAGATTTTGAAGCATTTTTGGAAGAGAGTGTCTGCGGAAAAGATAAGTTTTCACTTTGCATCAATGCTATGACGCTTCTGCTGAAAGGTGGCACGGATCAGAGAGCCATTCTTGCTGATATGTTTGGCCGGCACAGTAATGATGACATTTGCAACCAGTTTCCGGAGTTTGAAGCATTAAGGACTGTTCTGCAGGATGGCACGGTTGATGAACTGAAAAAGCGTTGCAATACGCAGTTATACGGAACAAGGGGAAGAAATGGAACTAAAGGTTTGCAGGATTTACTGGATGAAATTCCGAGCCGTATTGACGAGGTTAGCCGTCAGAGAGTGGATATTGACCTTGCGGATCTGGAACTGAAAAAGAAAGCTTTACTGGATAAGCTTTCAGAGAACATTAAGCAGCAGACAGATACGCAGAACAGCATGATTTCCTATGATAAGCTGTCTGATGGAATCATTGAGTTGAAAGGTCAGTTGAGCGCATTACAGCAGAAAGCAAATGAAAAACTGGATGCGGACAGAAGAGATAAGCGCACAACACTGAATCAGATTCAGAATGAGCATCAGAAAGAGTTGCTTAAGGCAGATACCATTCGTGAAGAGATCACGGAACTGGAAAAGCGTATCGCACAGTATGAGCAGAAGAGACAGGAATTGAAGAAGAGTTGGGATTTGAATAAAAGCCTTAAATTTGATGAAAACTCTCTGATTTGCTCATACTGTGGACAGGAATATCCGGAAGAGAAAAAAGAGCAGTTAAGAACGGAGTTTGATACGCATAAGGCACATGAACTGGAACTGATTACCAAAGAGGGTTCTTCATGTGCTGACCATATCAAAGCGGATCAGGCAGAACTGCAGCATAAGCGTGAGGAACTGAAAAAGACCGAGGATGAAGTGGAGCGGTTGGAAAAAGAGATTGCCATTGCTGATAATGCCTTAAATTCCATTCCGGCAAGCGTGGATATTTCCAACACAGAAGAATACAAAGCTATCCAGTCACAGATTGCTGAGAAAGAAGCTTCCATGAACAAATTCACTGACATGAATCTTCTCAGAATCCAGTTAAAAGGTGATGAAGAGCAGATCCGCAATGATATTTCTGTGGTTGATAAGTCTTTGGCGAGTGTAAGCATTAACGAGAGTGTGGATAAGCGTATCACAGAACTGGAACAGGAGCGAAAGAACATTGCACAGAAGATTACGGATGTGCAGTCACAGCTTGACCTGTTAAAGAAATTCAGCCGGAAGAAGAACGAACTGTTGGAAGCTGATGTGAACAAGTATCTTTCTTTCTGCACAGTTCGTATGTTCAGACCTCTTGTGAATGGTGACACGGAAGAATGCTGTGACTTTACATACCGTGGAGAGCCTTACAGCCGTAACATGAACCACGGAGCAAGGATTCTGACGGAGATTGACATTTGCAATGCGTTTCAGAAGCGGTGCGGTGTGGAATTGCCTATCATGGTTGACGATACCGAGAGCCTTGACCCGTGGAAGATTCCTGATGTTGACAGTCAGCTGATTATGTTCCGCAGAAGTGATGATGCGAGTTTGAAAGTGGAGGAAGTGAAGAATGAGTAATGAAGCAGAAAAACGCTACATTGTCGAGCGTGAGTTTGAACACGTAGGGTATAAATGCGTTGTGATATTTGGAAATATGGCTCACAGGTGCGGATATGTTGGCATTCCAAAGAATCATACGTTATACGGAAAAAATTATGATTACCATCTTGAAATTAAAAAATCAGATATTTGGGGCAGAGAAGTAAGTGGCATTTTCCCTTTGCTTGGTGCTTATATTGATGAAGATGAAAGAATTCGAATTGAAGCATATTTCCAGTGTCACGGAGGTATTTCATATTCAGGTGGTGGAACAAATTCAAATTATCCTATCAAAAGTGATTTATGGTGGTTTGGGTTCGATTGCGGTCACGCTGGAGATAAGGCGGATTTGGATTATGCAATACAGAAATTCCCAAGCCGTAAAGAAATTTATCAGATGCAAAAAATGATAGAAAGTAAATTTCCTGTTGGTGTCGATGTCGTTCGTTCAGAAGAATATGTTGCTGATGAATGTAAGAAGTTGGCGGAGCAATTGAAAGAGTTTGAAAGGAATGAAGAGAATGCAGATTAAGAAAGAGACAGTCATTTCCGTTTTGACAACAAGAGGAGAAACAATCAATGCCGGTGACACCGTGATATTCAATTTTGATGACAAGTGTTGCGTGGGAGTGTACCTGGGGCTTTCAGACCGTGGAGCCTTGAAATTCAAAGGCAAGATTGCTGATACGGATGTAACATTCCATGTGATGCCTAGAAGCATCAAGGAGATTTACAAGGCTGATGTGACAGTGCATCAGGGAGTTGCAAGTGGATTTATGAATGAGCCGGAAAGTGAGGAATAATAGCATGGAAAAACGTAAATTTAAGGTTGGAGACAGAGTAGTTGAAAAAAAAGGTCAGAAAAAAGGTATTGTAGTCGATTTTTCAAAAGATTATGAGAATGTTCTTGTAAAGTTTGGTGGCTGGAACGAAGGGCATGACGGAAGAGGCCGTACAGAAAGTGGTAAAACTTACTATGGAAAGCATTGTTGGTATTTTTGCGAAGAACAATTAGAAATAATAAAGGACGAAACAATCGTCATCTACCGCAATGACAACAAAGTAGTTGCGCTGGACAAGTCCACTGGCGAGAAAGCAGAAGCAAACTGCAATCCTGCTGATGAATTTGATTTCCGTACTGGTGCTAAGTTGGCTTTTAATCGGCTGATGGGCGAGGATGTGAAGCCTGATAACGGTGTACGGGAGGTGAAGAGAAAAGCTAAAGTCGGTGAGTACATCAAAATTGTGGATGCGCATCCTTATCTTATTCCCTATAAAAACGGAGATGTGTTTAAGGTTATTTCTACAAGTGAACCTGGAGTTGTAATCGAGAAAGATGGAACACCAGTTACATCGGCATGGCACAGAGAGTACGTTGTCCTCGAAAACTACAAACCGGAAGAGAAGAAAGAGGATGACAGCGAAATCCATGTCGGTGACATGATAGAGGTAACACGAAGCGGTGGTTGTTATTCAACGTACGATACATGGAGTGGACTTGGAAGTTATAGGCAAAATTTTGTTAATGGAGTTTCTGTTGAAGACGGAATGGTTGCAAAGGTTTTGAACATTGCGAAGTATGACAGGCTGCATAATTTTCGCCTTGCACTTATTCAGAATCCCAAGACAACACAGGTATTCATCATTAACATTAACGGCATCAAAAAGGTAGAAAGGTAGGTAGAAATATGGCAGACGAAAAGAAGCAGGAAAACACAGGAATTGTGGAATACGAATCAAATGGGGAAATTGTAAAAATTTCCCCAACAACGGTAAGAAAGTACCTTGTAAGCGGTGGTGGAAACGTATCGGATCAGGAAGTAATGATGTTTATGTCTCTTTGCAGATATCAGCATCTTAATCCTTTTTTGAAAGAAGCATACCTCATTAAGTTTGGAAACAATGATCCTGCTACTATTGTTACCGGAAAAGATGTTTTTACAAAAAGAGCCGATGCAAATCCGAATTATGCAGGAAAAAAAGCAGGAATTATTGTTCAAAAGAAAGATGGTTCCGTTGAAGAAAGAGAAGGATCTTTTGTCCTTAAGGACGAATCTATTGTAGGAGGTTGGGCTAAAGTGTTTATCAAAGGAAGAGAGACACCGGAGTACCAGTCAGTATCTTTCGATGAATATGTTGGAAGAAAAAAAGATGGAACAATCAACGGTCAATGGTCTAAAAAGCCTGCAACAATGATAAGAAAAGTTGCTGTTGTACAGGCATTAAGAGAAGCTTTTCCGGATAAATTCCAAGGTTTGTATGCGCAGGAAGAATTTCCTGATGTTTCCGATGTGAAACTTGATGTGGAAAAAGTTGTGGCAGAAGAGGTACAGGCAAATGCAAACACTATCGAGTTTCCTGACGCAACATTTGAGGAAGTACCGCAGACCGCAGAGACGGACATTGCCAGCGCAGAGACGCCGGATTGCTTTAAGTAGGGAGGACACCATGAGAATTATTTCACAGGACGGTAGAACTGATATTCCATATGAAAATTTTTGCTTTGGAATTACAAAAGATAATTCCATTGTTGCGATAAGAGATACCATTGCCAGACCCTCAGAAATTGCGCATGGCGTTGTAGCTACATATTCCAAAGAAGAAAAATCGAAGAAAGCTATGGAAATGCTTAGAAAAGCATACGTTGGTATGCCGATTCTTTTTCAAAATGTTGAAATTACAGAAGATGTGGTAAAACAGTTTGAAAAATTGAAAAATAGTGGAATTATAGTTCAAACCATGAACAATGAGCCATCAAAAGTTGAATATGTAAATAACTGCATATTTCAGTTTCCAAAAGATGACGAAATTGAGGTAGAAACATGAAGCTAAAATGTTTAGGATCCGGTTCTTCAGGTAACTGCTATCTTCTAACGGCAGATAACGGTGAAACACTTTTACTGGATGCAGGAATTCCTATCATGGACATAAAACGTGGTCTTAACTGGAATGTTAAGTGTGTTGTGGGTGCGATATGCACCCATACGCACAAAGACCACTCATTATCCGTATCAGACCTTGAACACATGGGAATACCAGTATTTAAGCCATATGAGAGTTTAGAACCTATGGAAATAGGCTTTACTGGTGGAAAAATAATGGCATTTGATCTTACGACACTGGATGGTAAGTGGACACATACCAACGCTGATGGTACGGAATGCCCTTGTTACGGATTCCTGATTACTCACCCGGAAATTGGAAAATTGCTTTATGTAACTGACACGGAATTTGTTAAGTGGCGGTTCCATGAAGTAAACCACATCCTTATTTCATGTAACTATCAGAAGAAGTACATTACAGAGGATTCCAACGATGCTAAGAAATCTCATGTGTACCGTGGTCATATGGAACTGGAAACAGTAAAAGAATTTGTCATTGCGAACAAATCAGATGCCTTGCAGAACGTCATATTGTGCCATTTAAGCCGTGATAATTCTGATTCCAAAGAATGTGTCGCAGAGGTAAAAAAGATTGCTCCATTGGCGAATGTGGACTATGCGGCAGCAGGCAAGGAATGGATTTTACGGAATGGAAAGGAGTGCCCGTTTTGATTGAGTGGAGTTTAATATCTAAACTTATGAATTGCTTTCCGAATAGTGTTGTAACAATCAAAGTAGAATTTATAGCACATATCGAAAGCAACACATATTTTATATTGAAAGATTGTAATACAGAAATGGATGTGAAGTGTAAAGTTTTGGAATGGCTTTCAAGGGCAGCATACAAAACAGAACCATACAGCACTAAAAAGAGCAATGACAAATTCCATAAATTCATTTTGCAAGGAATAAATGATTTTTTGGGTACTACTTTTTCAGAGAAAGATATGGAAAAAATATACACATATTTGGGAAACAGATGTAACCATGAAAAAACAATAAGTTTTGTTGCCAGCGGATATGATATGAGCGTTTTAGAAGAATAGGCGGTGATGTGGTTGGCTGATTGGAAGAATATAGCAAAAGCAAAATCCATAGAGAGAAAGAATCGTGAAAGAATACTGGCGGTTAATCCACACGTAGACGATGGAAGTGGAATTTACTTTCTGACAAGAACAGACGAGGATGGTTTCCGATTTGCGTATGTGGGACAGGCGGTACACCTACTCCAAAGACTGGCAGGGCATCTTAACGGATACCAGCACATTGATTTATCCATGAAGAGCCACGGATTATATTCTGCGGATAATATATACGGTTGGAAAATCGGATTCCTAAATTATCCGGTAGAAGAACTGGACAAGTGGGAGCAGTACTGGATTAAACGTTATGCAGACGAGGGTTACCAACTTCGCAACAAGACAGCAGGCGGTCAATGTGATGGAAAGAAGCAGATCGCAGAGTACCGACCGGGAAAAGGTTACCGTGATGGACTGGCACAAGGCAAAATCAACCTTGCAAGGGAACTGGCGAACATTGCCGACAAGCATCTGGTCATCAGTTTGAAGCCTGAGAAGCAGAACAATTCCGTGTCGCAAAGACAATTTGTTCGGTTTATGGAACTTTTGCATGGAGAAAAGGATGGTGAATAATATGAAAGTATATATTACAAAATATGCACTTAGTACTGGAATCATAGAAACTGACGATGCAGAGATTTGTTCAAATATTTCCGAAGATATGATAAGTTCTAAAAAATATGGATATTATAAAGGAAATGATTGGCACAAAAAGAAGGAAGACGCAGTTTTAAGGGCAGAAGTAATGAGAATAAAGAAAATTGAATCATTAAAAAAACAAATTGAAAAATTGAATAAAATGAAATTTTCTTTGTAGAGTTCAAGCATCACAGAACTTGGAGGTGATACATAAAATGCCAAAACGATATGACAATCCGCAGGAAATTTTGAAAATCATGCGGCAGACAGAACTTTTGAAGCAGTCTGCGAATAGAAGTCCATTCACCGGAATACTGACACTGTTCTGCTATACCTTGTGGAAAGACTATAAGTACTCACAGACGAGACTTTCCGACTTTTGCGGTAAATTCACCGAATACAATGAAAAGTACGAGAATGAGCCTTATACGGAGTTACAGAGCAGGCTTAACGATTTTACAGACTGGACGATTGAGTACAAGGAATTTACCGAAGCTGATTATCCACATTACAAGTCGGTTGTAGCGCAGAAATGCATCCAGGAACAGGTCAGATGTAACAATCTTATCAATGAGTTGTCCACAAGGTACATCCTATATGGAATGGTAATCCTTATGGAAGATGGATTCGGTAAGAAGAAGCTGACGAATTTCAAGGATAAGTTTTCTGACCACATGGACAAAGCTGGAGACAAGTGCAACGGAAAGGATTTCATGGATTTATGGAGAGAACTGGTGGAAAACACCGGAATCTATATTGAGAAGCCTATTTTTGAGTAAGGAGTTATAAATGGCAGAAAAACGAATGTTCAGCGCAAAAATAATTGAGAGTGATGCTTTTTTGGATATTCCTGCTACGGCTCAAATGCTTTATTTCCATATCTGTATGAACGCTGACGATGACGGATTCGTGAATAATCCACGGAAAATCATAAGGATGTGCGGTGCTTCTGATGATGATTTGAAAGCATTGATAGACAATAGATTCCTTTTATCTTTCGATAGTGGTGTTATGCTTGTAAAGCATTGGCGCATCCACAATTATATTCCGCCGGATCGTTACAAGCCGTCATGCTACGTGGACGAAAAAAGCAAAATAGGTTTGAAACTAAACGGAGCATATACTACGGATCCTAAAAAGATGGTTTCCCCAGTAGAGGGAAATCCGAAGAAAAGTTGCTACGACAAAGAAATCAAACTTGATAAGAGGTGATATAGATGCAGATGACAGGTTATGAATTGTTGGCGAATTATGAAAAAGCAGAGGACAAGGATAAACAGATTCAGATTCTTGCGGATTTGAACCACATTCCGGTTGACATGGTGTGTTTTGTGATTGACAACAGAGAAAAATTTGAAAATTTGGAGACACCATTGTCCACAGAAGAATTTGCAAAGTGGTGTGAGACGGAACTTGACCGTGTGGATGCTCATATCCATGCACAGGAAATATATTACAGAGAAATTTGCAATGTATACAGAATCGCAAGTACATACGGAAAAAGGAGTGTAGCTGTATGAGAGAGGGAACAGGAAACTTTCAGAACGGTGACTTACTCTACATGGCTACACATCCGGTTGCTGATGCTATTAGAATCGGACGAACGAAGCCGTATGAGTGCAGCTATCCAGTGATGGTGGAGAGACCGAGGATCAAGGAAAGGAGCAAGAATGGGAAAAACAGCAGAGATTAGAGGATACACAGCCGAAGAAGTTGCAGAAAGTAGACGTATAGAATTGGAAAAAGACTATGAAAAATGCCGTAATAAGTTTGATGAAGTAAAAATCAGAACGCAATCGGTTAAAGCTGCAAAATTAGAACTTGAAGAGTGCAAACATGAACATGAAAAAATGCTATCAGAATATCGCAGAGATAGTGTAAACAGAGTTTTATCGTACATTCGCACAAAGAAAATTACGGACTCAAATGAATTGGATTTACTGCTGTGCCACTGTCAGAATAAGCTGAACGGCAACATTGATGGTATTGAGTTAAATTTGCACTATGAGTAAAGGAGCAAGGATGGAGAGACTGACAACTAGAAATATAGCAGGAGTGGAGGTGTATAAGAATCCGTTTGAATGTGAAAGATGCGGAGAGACAATTTGGAGATTACCTGATTATGGCAATGGAAGTCCTACGGAAAAGTTGTCCGCTTATGAGGATGCCGAGGAACAGGGATTGCTACTGCAGTTGCCAATCAGTGAAGATACACCAGTGTATTCTATTGAGTATTGTTGTGGAAAAAACAAAAGTAATCGGTCTGGAATGTGTTTTAGAGGATTTTGCGAGAATTGTAGTGATAAAGCGTACTACATACGTGAAAGCGTAGCTAAAAATTGCAGCATTTGCGAAATTAATAAATCGGTATTCTTTACTCATGAGGAAGCCGAAAGCAAGCTGGCAGAAATGGAAGGTGCGGAATGAAGAGAGAAGAAGCTATCAAGGATTTGGACATTATCAGGTTTAATCCTCATTGGGATGAACTTGTAAATGAAGAATATTGGAAAGAACTTATGGAAATGGCAATCACCGCCTTGCAGAATCAGCCGGTGTGGATTTCGGTAAGCGAGAGACTGCCGGAAGAATCTCTTAATAGCGTAATTGGATGGGATACATATCGAAACCGTTGTTGCTTTGTACAATATTTGGGAGGACGGTTTGTCCTCGGTGATGACATTGATAGCGTAAATGTCACAGCTTGGATGCCACTGCCGGAGCCGTACCGGGAAAGTGAGAAGAGAATGGCAAATAGGAACACACTGCATAGCAACAAATTGGATGCTTTTCGCAAATGGCTTATCAAAACCGGATGGACGATTGAAGAACCGAAAGGTATATGGGAAGTATTAAGAGCGAAAAAGGCAGGAAGAAAGAATCCCTTGATTGTCTATCAAAAAATGAACAAAGAGCATTTAAGCGTGCTGGACAGAGATATTGATGTCATCAAGAGATTTTTGCAAGAAAAGTAGGTGGAAGATGGTGAAATGTAATAACTGCAAGAATTTAGAAACAAAGGATAACTGGTTTGATGCGTACTCATGGTGCGAGAAAATCAACGACTGTCCGAATGAGGACATAGAAAGAGATTGCGAGCACTACTCCCCTATGACCAACGCAGACCGGATCAGGAGCATGACTGACGATGAGCTGGCAGATTTTTTAGTGACAGTAGAAACATACGGTTATCACGACCAGAGCATATCGGGAACCTACGAGATGAATGAATGGCTCAGGGCAGAAAGCGAGGAATGAGGATGCAAGATAGATATTTATTCCGTGGAAAGCGGATTGATAATGGAGAATGGGTACATGGTTACTTGTTTGATGATGGATTTGAAAATGGAAGAGTATTTATTGGCGGAATTGTTATTGAAAAATACAATGGAACTGCTTGCGATGATTGGAATGTTACTGGTATAAATTTCTACGAGATAGACCCGAACACTATATGCCAGTGTACCGGACTTAAGGACAAGAACGGCAAGCTGATTTGGGAGAATGATATTGTTAAACATTACAATGATGGAGCACATCCAGAAAATTATTGCACTGGCACTGTACTTTGGGATGAAAATTATGCTGAATTTTATCGGACAAGTAATGAGTATGGATTATCAAAGCCACGTATAAACAGGGATTGTATTTATGAGGTTATCGGAAACAAATTTGACAATCCGGAACTGTTGGAGGAGTAATATGGCGACATGCAAACGCAAAAATCGTAATTGTCGGTATGAGTATAATCAAAATTCTTACCAGTGCAAGAAATGTATTGAGGAAAAATTAAATCAATATCCGATTACTTGTGAAGATTGTCATTACGGTGGTTGGGGAATATGCAATAAAAGAGGTAAGAATCAGCGGAGAATGAGACCTTGTGAGGATTTTAAATGGAGTTAAGGAGAGTAGCCATGACGGAGAATGAAGCATGTAAAAGAATTAAGTATCGAATGCATACGGCGGGACAGGTATCCGGGGAATGTGGAATGAAAGATTTGGAAATGGCAATCAAGGCACTGGAAGAGGTGCAGCAGTACCACCAGATCTGCACGGTGGAGGAATGTTTGCGGAATAAGGATTTCTTGGATTTCCTTGCGGACAAGATGAACCCGAACGATTTTGAAACATATTTGAGTATGTACAATTCATCTGGCGAGAAACAGGAGGATGAACGATGGGAAGACTGATTGAAGATGTTATATGTATCATTCTTTTGGTGTTTTTGTCAGATTACTTTTTGGAAAGATTAGGTTTATATGATTCAATGCAGACTATCATTTACAGGAGGGCGAACGATGAAAATACTGATTGATATTCCAGAGGCATTTGAAGCGGACTATAACACAGACCGATTCGCAGATTTCTTTCAACGATGTATTGCGGATATGGGTACCTGCTGCGGTAACTTTGAGTTGGAAACCGCAGTGATGATGGAAAAGGCATTCGCAGAGAGCAGACTTTACGACCCGGACAAGGTTGTGGAGCAGTTGGAAGAACGCACAGCATTCCTTAAAGACTGTACGAAGTATGGAAATAAGACAGCAGAGCAGCAGTCAAAATCCTACGACACTATGATGATGTATGAGGTCAAGGATTTGGTAGATGATTTGTTGGAGATTGTAAAGGCAGGTGGTTCAGATGGCAATTAAGCCGATTTTATTCAATACAGAGATGGTTCGGGCAATTCTGGATGGGAGAAAGAGTTGTACGAGAAGAATAATTAAACCACAACCGCAAGGATATTTTGAAGTAAGCGAAGAACCGCTGTATATATATGATACAGACGGAAAACAAGGCAAAATTACACCAACATATCAGCCGGGCGATATCCTGTATGTCCGAGAGACATGGCGTGTTGGAGCATGGGATATATTCAATCAAATGATAGCCTTTGACTATAAAGACGGCACTTGCGGAGAATTAACTTACATACATGACCGGGAGCTGTTTGATAGGTTAGTAAATCAATCCAGAAATGATGCCAGACAAGCAAAATGCGAATACAACGGTGCGGATTTTGTCTGGGAGAAAGGAAAATCGCCTTGCCGTTGGCACCCATCCATCCACATGCCGAAAGAAGCCGCACGTATCTGGCTTAAGGTTACGGATGTGAGAGTGGAGCGGTTGCAGGATATTACAGAGGAACAAGCATGCATGGAGGGAACAGACCCGTGGGATGAAGTATGTTACGAAAACAACGGATGGCATCCAACGTTTTCAGACCCAGACAGTGGTGGAGACCCTAATATGGTCGATGGATTTCATAAACTTTGGAACTCCACCATCAAGAAATCCGATCTTGACCGTTATGGTTGGGATGCTAATCCGTGGGTGTGGGTAATTGAATTTGAACGGTGTGAGAAGCCAAAAGGAGTGTGATGCAGATGGAACCCATTGATTACACCGCCCTGTACGAGCAGAATGAGGACTTTAAGCGGTACGTTGACAGATATTGCATCAAGCACAGAATCAGCGTTGAAGAAGCCTTACAGCACTATCTAGTGCAGATGGCGGGCAGGATGTACAAGGAGCAGGAAGAAACTATTGTAAGAAAGGAATAACGAATGCCCGGTAAACCGGGTTGGTGCGCAGTGAATAGGGGTGGCGTACCGAAAAATTACAACACCGTGGCTATAAGGCTTATTGATAAGCGTATGTAGAGCAAACGAATGGTGATCCACGATACAGCATTTGTAGCGTGGTGTTATGACAGAAAAGCTAAAGGTATGTTGGATCAGCGCAGGAGTATCATCCTTTATGGCAGGATACCTTGCAGGAGATGTTGATAAGTGGATTTACATTGACATTGCCGACCAACATGAGGATAGCATGAGATTTATCAGAGATTGCGAAAAGGCAATTGGAAAAGAAATTGATGTACTTAGATCTACGGAATATGGATGTGTGGAAGAATGTGTCCGAGCGTTCGGAGGGTTCCGCAGCGCAGGCAACGGATTTGCCCCATGCACGAACTGGCTGAAAAAGCGTGTCCGTAAGCAATGGGAGCAGGAACATAAGCAATACGACCTGATCTATGTTTGGGGGTTTGACCTGCGAGAGCGCAACCGGGCAGAGCGGACGGTAGAAAGCAATCCGCAAGCGGAGCATGAATTTCCTCTGATTGACCGGAATCTGTCAAAGGAAGAGGTTCACGGGCTGTTTGAGCGGACGTTCGATTTCCCCCGGCCGAAGATGTATGACATGGGATATCCGAACAATAACTGCATCGGATGTGTCAAGGGCGGTATGGGGTATTGGAACAGGATCCGCAAGGACTTCCCGGAAGTGTTTGAGAGCCGTGCACAGTTGGAACGACTGGTTGGGTATTCCATCCTGAAAGAGAGTGACGGGAAGCCGTTATATCTCGATGAACTGGATCCCAACCGTGGAGACATGAACACAGAGATATTCCCGGATTGTGGAATCATGTGCTATTTAGCACAGAAATAACAGGAGGATAACAAAATGAATAACAATGTATGTTGCGAAGCAAAAGTTGAAAAACCGATGTGCGTTGCTGACTATGAGCATGAGCGGAAAGAATTTGATCCGGAAGTGTATTGGAAATGCAAGGAGTACTTGGATAAGGTAAGAAATTAAGTATGTAACTTAGTATTTAGCAAAGGAGTTAAGCGAGAAATGTGGTCACACGATGAACAGAAAGAAATAAATGACAGCTACGCTGTTATGGCAAGAATAACGTGTAAATATTGCGGAGCAGTAGTACACAAATATGTGGAAAGCCATTATACAGGCGGTTCCAAGTGTGTGATATTGGCAAAGTACTGTAGATTTTGCGGTAATGCTCTTAGGATTTAGTGGAGGAATACTATGGACAATGAGATTATTTCCTTCAATCTAGCAAGAATCGAGCGAGGAAGAGAAAAGCTGTGCAAATGCGATCCACCTCATTACGAGGTCGATACGGTAAACAGGATCGTAAGCTGTCAGGATTGCGGAGCTACGGTAGATGCTTTTGATGCTCTGCTTACATTGGCGAGGCGGTATGAGCTGCTGGAGGATGAACAGCGTAAAATGCTATCTAAAGCCAAAACATACAGTGAACTGGCAGATGCTGAATTCAAACGGATGCGAAAGAATAAAGTATTCCGAGAAATGGAGGAACATTACAGAAAAGGTTTATATCCTATATGCCCTAAATGCGCAGAACCCATTGATCCGGTAGATATTTGGGAATGGACAGCGCATCTGGAGTAAACTGAAATAGAGGGTCAGCCGTTTGACCGTTCAAGATGACCTTATAAACTTCTGAGACGGTACCACGATATTTAGCCTTCTGTCGAAAAACGAAGGACGGTTTTGCTGTTTTTGCGATGAGAAAGCAGCATTTAAACTGAAATTTAGCAAAGGAGACTGGCTTATGAAGTTGTCAAAACTGACTAAGCCAGAACTTGAAGAAATCTTCCGGAACGCCAATTTCACGGAAGAGGAAGAAAAAGTGTTTTGGTTGCTTGCAGGAGGTAAGAGTTTAGAACAGATATCTGCAAAAACTTTTCTTCCGATAGCAACCGTAAACAGAAGAGTAAAAAGTATAAAAGACAAAATCGGAGGTGAAGAAGTTATGAATAAAACGGTTCCTGTATGGGAAAAAGTAACACTAACACTTGATGAAGCTGCCAAATACAGCAATATAGGAATAAATAAAATCAGAGAAATTTCCAACAATCCAAGATGTAATTTTGTAATTTTTGTAGGAAAAAAACGTTTAATAAAGCGCAAAGAATTTGAAAAGTTTATCTCTGATAATGTGGAATTGTAGACAATTAAAGCCTTATGTGATAAAATATCAGATTGCATAAGGCTTTTCTCATAATTGGAAAGGAGTGTAAAGTTTTGGGGAAAGACCTAAAAGGAAAAGAATTGGGACAAGGAATAAGTCAAAGAAAAGACGGATATTATGTGGGAAGATACACTTCAAAAAATGGAAAGCGTATTCAAAAATTATTTTTAAAGGTAAAAGATTGTCAAAAGTGGCTTGCAGATAACCAGTATTCAGATGAACATAGTAATGCTGACTTTCCACAAGACATGATTGTAAGTGCGTGGTATGATTACTGGATTTCTATAAAAGAGAAAACAGTAAGACCGAATACCGTAAGAAATTACAAAGAACGTTACAACAAGAATATTTCACCAGTCATAGGAAATAAACTGCTAAAAGAGGTAAATACAATACATTGCCAGCAGATTATGAACAATATGTCAGATGACGGTTATAAGACCACTACAATATACCAGGCAAGGATAGCACTTTATAATATGCTTGATTATGCATATCAAAATGACATAATTCCTAAAAACCCATGTAATAGAATGGTAAAGTACGACATAGGAAAACCGTCGGAAAAGAAAGAAGCACTTACTATTGAAGAGCAAAAAAAATTCTGCCATGAAATAGTTGGTTGCCCTTATGAATATCAATACCTTTTTATCTTGCAGACTGGTTTAAGGACTGGTGAATTGGTTGCTTTAGAATGGAAAGACATTGATTTCAAAAATAAGACCATGACTATTTCTAAAACTATGGAGTACCGACATTCTACTAAAGAGTGGAGAAAAGGAGAACCGAAAAGTAAATCTGGGTATCGTACTATTCCATTGACAGATGAAGCAATTCGGTTATTGAAATTACAGAAAAAGAAAAATCAGTCATTGCCTTTTATATCTTTGGAGTGGAAAGATACCGTATTCGTTTGTAAAAAAGGTACGCCAGTTAAAAATAGCACATACGACACGATGCTTTTTAAAGTATGTGAAAAAGCAGGTATACGAAAAATTGCAATGCACATATTAAGACATACTTTTGCAACGAGATGTATTGAAGCAGGAATGATGCCAAAAACATTACAGACACTTTTGGGACATTCAAATATAGGCATAACAATGAATCTTTATGTGCACACGACAGACGATCAGAAGCAGAAAGAAATAAGTATGGTTGCAGATGCTTTGAAAGTAATTTGATCTAAAGTGGTACATAATTGGTACATAAATACAAATTTTAAAGAAAGAAATGCCGTAAAATCAAGGCATTTAAGAGGTTATGAAAAAATATGAAATTAGGTATCGTTATATTTTGCCATATTTCACGTATTTTCTTATAATCTTACAAAACCTTACAGATGCAGTGTTTATCAGTATTTTCGACATTTTAGTCTTTAACGTAATTTAACATAATTCTTTATAATTTAATAAAAATTGGTACATGATTGGTACATAGAAAAGCCTTATGCAAATGATATTTTAACGAGAGGAAAATGATATTTTCACTCTCTTTTTTTATGCCAAAATTTAATCATAAGGAGGGATGACCTTATGGGAAAATTCAAATTTTCAGATGAAACACTGGAACATATATTCAGCAAAGAACGTACAAGGGAAGTGCCGATTAAGTATCAATCAATCATGGTTCATGTGATCGAGGAAGTTTTAGGAGAAACGGGTAATGCTTATGAATTTCAGTCCGTTGGGACTTATGAACAAGCCGACATATCAGACACTTGATGAAGTTGAAATTGCGAAACAGATAGAATCAATGGAAGAAAGGGAGAACAGCCATGCCGCAGCAGATTATGAATCCGAATTATTTCAATCCGCAGTATAGAACACCTATGTACGGACAGTTTATGCCACAGCAGGAACAGTTCCAGCCACAGCAGTTTATGCAACAGCCACAGCAAAACGCAGTACAGATGTACGGTCGTATTGTACCGACGCAAGAGTGCATAGCACCGAATGAGGTTCCTATGGATGGCAACACAGCATTCTTTCCCAAGCAGGATTTGTCGGAGATCTATGCTAAATCTTGGGGAGCAGATGGAAAAATCTATACAAGGCTCTACAAGCCTTTTTTAGATGCAGACCCTAACAATTTACCGTCAGAAACAGAAAAAGCAAAATTTGACCTATCAGACGAAGCCACAGCGGTATTTATGAAGCGTTTCGATGAACTGGAACAAAAGATTGAGCAGTTGAAATCTTCGCAATCGCAAAGAAAAACTTCGCAATCGCAAAGAAAGGATGATGCAGAATGAAAATGATGAATCCTATGCAGATGCTCAAAGGGATGGGAAATCCACAACAAATAATTCAAGGGATTATGGGAAATAGTCAGATGATGCAAAACCCCATGATTAGAAATGTAATGGGAATGGCGCAAAAAGGTGACATATCAGGCGTTGAAAATTTTGGCAGAAATATTGCTAAGGAACGTGGCGTAGATTTTGATTCTGAATTTGAAAAATTCAAGCGTCAATTTCCTATGAAGTAGATACTAAATTCTTGCAAGATTAAGTATAAAAAATCTTATATGGAGGTAAAAATTATGTTTGAGAGTAACAATACTCCCTTTACCATGCCTGTTATGCCTGCCAACAGCGGATATGGAAACAACGGTGCATGGGGTGACGATGGTGCATGGTGGATTATTATTTTCGTCCTTTTCTTCGCTTTTGGAGGTTGGGGCGGTAATGGATGGGGCGGTAATGGCTCTAATTCCAGTTACTATACCGATTCTGCACTGCAAAGAGGGTTCGACACCCAGTCTATCATCGGTAAACTGGACGGAATCAACAACGGTCTGTGTGACGGATTCTACGCTGTAAACAACGGTATGCTTACCGGATTTAATGGCGTAAATACCAACATTTTACAGACTGGCTATGGAATCCAACAGGCTATCAATGCAGACACCGTAGCAGGAATGCAGAATGCTAACGCTTTACAGGCACAGTTAGCACAGTGTTGCTGCGATAACCGTGAAGCTATCCAGGGTGTAAACTACAATATGGCAACGAATACTTGCGCATTGCAGAACACCATGAATAACAACACTCGTGATATTATCGACAGCCAGAATGCCGGTACAAGAGCAATCCTTGACTACTTATGCCAAGATAAGATCGCTACTCTGCAGGCAGAGAACAACGATCTGCGCAGAGCCGCTTCTCAGGATCGTCAGAATGCTCTTCTGACTACTGCCATGAGTGCACAGACACAGCAGATCATCAACGCTGTGAATCCTGCGCCCATTCCTGCATACCAGGTTCCCAACCCTAACGTATATTACGGATGCGGTTGCAACACTGGTTGCGGATGCTAAAACTGCATATCGAGTAACTTAACCTTAAGGTTATGTCTGCTATGCAGAATTACTGACAACATGGGGCAGACTATATGGTTTGCCCCTTTGATTTTGAAAGAGAGGTATTTATTATGGCTGAATATACAGCAGTAGCATTACAGACTGTGGCAGCAGGAGCGGACGTTGCTTTTACTGAAACTGCCGTAAATGGAAGTAACTGTATCAATCATAGAGAGGGATCCGGAATTGTGAAGTTAAGAGGTATCACTAATCAGTGTCGTGCAAGATTCCTTGTAAGTTATTCCGGTAACATTCAGATTCCCACTGGTGGAACTGTTGGGGAAATTTCCCTTGCACTGGCGGTAGACGGGGAACCTTTACAGTCCACAAGAATGATTGTAACTCCGGCAGCAGTAGAGAATTTCTTCAATGTATCTGCGCAGGCTTACATTGATGTTCCTCGTGGATGCTGCAGTACGGTAGCCGTTCAGAACACTTCTACGCAAGCTATTGAAGTGCAGAACAGCAATTTGATTGCCGTTCGTGAAGCGTAGGAGGTGAAAAATCATGGATGTTAAGAGAATGCATGAAATGATTGAAAAACTTTCTGAATGCGCTAAAGCGCAGTTTGACAAAGGAATTGACAAAGTAGATACTTGCGAAATGGGAAAAGTCGTTGATATGATGAAAGATTTGTCAGAAGCCATGTACTACCGTGAGCTGACAAAAACCATGCAGGAATATGATCCGGAAGAAGTCGTGGAAATGTTTGATCGTTACGGTGACGGTGGCAGACGGTACTATGACCATTACCGCTATGCTGACGGCAGATTTGCACCTAAAGGTCGTGGAACCTACCGCAGAGGTTATGAAGAGCCACCCTATTACCACATGACCCCGGAAATGTATCACCGTGACATGGACAGAGACATGGGGCGTATGTACTACACGGAAACTTCTTCATCCGGTATGCGTGATGCAAGAGAGGGCAGAAGTGGTATGAGCCGCAGAACATACATGGAAAATAAGGAACTGCATAAGGCGAATACACAGCAGGACAAAGAAGCAAAAGTACGTGACTTGAACACATACATGACCGAACTTGCAAACGACATGACGGAGATCATCAACGATGCAACACCGGAAGAAAAGACGGTACTGCGAAACAAGCTGTCTGCACTGGTAACAAAAATCGGTTAAAACACTTAAGGGGCTAATTTAGCCCCTTTTATGTTGGAGGTGGTAAATTGTTCACAATAAATGGAATGGACTGGAATTTAAGGCTTGTACGCAGTCACAGTCCTATGCTGATGCGTTCTGATGGTACATATACGTTTGGAATGACAGACAGAAACACAAGAGATATTTACATATCAAATATGATTCACGGTAATTTCTATGACCGTGTGCTGTGCCATGAATTGTGCCATGCGTTCTGCCTATCCTACAATCTGACTATGGATATTCAGACGGAAGAGATTGTTGCCGACTTTTTGGCTACCTACGGAAGAGAAGTGTTTGCGCTGGCTGATGAACTGATAAGCGGATACATGGAAATAATGGCATAGAAAAGACCCCTGTTATGGGGTCTCTTCTGTTGCACAGTTATCAACATCTTGCTGAAGAATTTTAGATGCAAGTTCTGAAAGCTGTGGGAAGTATGTGATTACTTCGGAATTTCTGCATTTCCAGTTTCCGGTCGTTGCGCTGTAAATTCTCTTTGCTTCATCAAAATTATACGTTCTTCCCAAAACTTCAAGTAGGTGGTGCATATATTCCTTTGATGTAATGTCGTAGCAACGGCAGATGTAATTGATTTTGCCACGGTTGATGCAGAACCAGTCTGTTTCAAACTCTAATGTCGGCTTTTCCTCGATTGCTGTGGTGGAAGTAGGTGCTGGATGTTGATTTCTTAATGCAAAATAAGCATTGACAAGGCTCCTCTGAACTTCCCATGATAAATCATCCTTAAATGGCTTTACAAGCATAAGGTATCCGCTTTCGGTGAATACAGTAATACCTCTGTTTGGAATATCAATATTTCTAATGTCCACCCGGTGGACATTAGAATTTTCTTTTTCCAAAACAATATAATCAACGCCATTTATAAAGCGCTTTTTGTTTCTATTAAACGCTTTTCTAGCCGTTCCACTTGGTCTTTTATGAACAAGGTCGATATCGTCAAAAGTAACAACCATCTGACCATTGTATTCTCTGACATCTAACTCTGTTCCTTCAACGTTTACAATATTTTCCATATTATTTTTCCTTTCTTTTTATCTATCACAAAGTATATTTGTATATGCCAATATGCATTTGAGGAAATGAATGCTGGTATTTTCAAGGTTACAGATAATTTTTTTGATAAGTTCTTCTCTCATTTTCAGCTCCTCCATTTAATCAAAAATAATTTGCCAAAAGGAAGATGCAGTGCTATAATTTACATAATCCTTTTGGGGTAAAGGAGCAGCCGGTTACTTTGCGGGTATGGCTGCTCCTTCTTTTTTAGTTTCCGATTTCTTCATCAACTTTTTCGTTAAACCATTTCGTTTTAGTCAATCCTTTTTGGGAAAGTTTTTCCTCTAACTTCTCAAACTTTTCCTTTTCGATTTCAACACTAAAATTTTTTGTTTTCTTTCTTCGCTCTTTGAAGTAATCGGCTCTGCTTTTAGGTGCTATGGGTATCACCTCCTTGTTTCGAGATACATTATATAATGTTTCGAGATACAAGTCAAGCATTTTTTCAAAAAATAAAAATGCACTAGATTGAATCTAGGGCGTCTATCATCCGACCAGTTTATTCACCGACTTATTTTCCAAAAATTCCTTAATTTCTCCGTATCCCCAACCGTATCCAACCAGTGAACTTACAAGCATTTCTGCATTCTGAACTAACAGTAGTTCTTCCTCGGTCAGATAATCCCGGATGTTTTCTTTGTTGCCAATATTAAGGTCAAGCCGTAATTGCTTTGCGGTTTTTCCGAATACTGATTTATAAATCAAATCGGTGTAGGTAGAGTATGCATGACCGTGCATCCGTTCATTTTCGGAAGTCCTCTGCAAACTATCCGTAAGTACCCTGCGGACACCAATTCCTTTTTCACGTTCCCGTATTTTGCCAATAAGAGCTTTTTCCATTGCGTTGAATTGCTTAATATAGGCTTCCTTGAACTGCATTGCTTTTTCACCAGTGTATCCCATAGCAAGAAGAGTAAAGCCGTCTCTTGTCATAACAAACATAGGTTTTTTCCTGTTAATACTATCTGTATAAGAGATAGGCACGAAATTGTGCTCTCTAAATTCTTCACTACAATCAAGTTCTCTTATGTCCTGCATGACACGTTTATGCTCTTTTCCAAACGTTTCCGCAACATCAAGGCTTGTTACAACGGTTACTTCTTCTTTGTTTACTGTTTTGATTTCAACTAACATTTTCTACCTCCAACAAATACATTGTCATGGGGCAGAAGAGCATAAAAATAAGCCCACTACCCCTGTTACTGTTGGAGTAGCGAACTTCCAATCTTTTTTTGGTCTGTCTTTATTCCGGGTCTTGGTTACAATCTAGGCTGTCTAATCAGCTTTCACTCTCCGGACGTGGTGCAAGACTTCCTAACTGACACATATTATATCATGACGAACGTAGGTTCGCAACATAAAAATAAGAGCACCCTTTCGGATGCCCTTAAAATTCTATATTCTATTGTAATTTGAGTACTTCTTTGTTTCCAGTCCAAATGCTTGTTTCATATTCCAGTTCAATGCTCTGCGCATCTTGCGGAACTACAAATGCAATCTTGTAAGATGTTTTTCTTCCGCTTGAAAGATTCGCATTCAACGAAGAACTATCAACAACACTGTAATTCTGCTCACAATCTGTATCGTCTGCGTAGCACTGGAAATCGTAGATGCTTACATACTTATCATCTTTACTGTTGTTCTGATAGGAAACATCAATCATAATGTATTTTGTTCCATCAGCAGGAGCGTTCCAACCGTATTCATCCTCATAATCAGTGTAGTCAAGGTCAAAATCATTTATTGTAACTTGCAAGCCGTCCGCATCGAATGTGTAACCGGGAGAAATAACAGTACCACTAGGTACTTCCGCTTCTTCAACTTTAGATTCCGGTGTACTTTCTGATACTGCGGTAGAACTTTCTTGTATTGCAGAAACAGATGCCTGTGTGCCGGTAGATTCCTTGTTACTATCGGATACACTATTTACAAACAATGCCATAATGGCAAAAATAATAATTCCGATAATAGAGCAAGTCAGTCCTGCGATAGCAGTGCCGTGTTTCTTGTCTTTCTGACATAGTGCAATGATAGCAAGAACAGCACCTATAATTCCCGGCACAATTCCGAAAGCTATACAAGCTGTCAAAATACTGATGATTCCTAAAATCATCGAAGCAATTCCTAAACCACTTTGTTTCATAGAGTAATTACCCCTTTCATTTTGAATTTTATAAAATTTTAACACATTTGTGGTATTCTGTCGATAAATAGATGTGAAGTATTGAAAAAATTTTAATGTGTTTCTTTTGATACCCCCGTAGGTCTGCATTTTCAACCGAAAATCTCGTTTTCAGAGGTTTTTGAAAGAAAAATTTTTCTACAATTTTCGTGCTAAAAATTTTCAATCCCCCCGGGGTAGCACTTTTCAAGCTGGAAAATCCGTTTTCAGAGGTTTTTCTCTGATTTTTTCAGACCGTTTCAAAGTGTGGAACATCTGCACACTTCTGCGGTGCGAGTCCTGGACCGGTCACCCGGTCACCGTGTCGCAGCTTTCGCAAGGTCTCCGACTGCAGAAAGCATGGAATCATACGCAGACCGCAACAGCTCTGCAGATTCAGGAGACAGACCACCGGCGGCATTCTCTACCCTTATAACGGTTTCCAGCCGTTCCCCGGCATCCGCTACGCTCTCCATAATGTCGTATACATGACCGATTCCCACTTTTCGCATTTTGTATAATCCCCTTGTAATATTTGATTGTACACCAAGACAGCGCAAGCCGTCAATATATCCGGGCGCAGGATCTGACCGGATCCGGTGGAATAGTAACACAAATAGACAGCCAGACGGCAGCATATCCAACGGAACACGACAAAAGGACGGTTGCAAGCCGTCTTTTATCTGTTTTCCAGTTCAAAAATTGCCCATCGCAAAACTGCGGCTGTCTCCGTGTCTTTCTCTCGCTCCGCACACTCTAACAGCTTGTATAGTCTTTCAATGTTCTTTTCTTCCATCCTATGGTAACCTCCTTTTTTTTATTTTTGGGTAAATTTCACCCATAAAACCGCCGCCGGTAGTGATCCGGCGGGCATCCTCTGCGGCGGTTAATTCAAACAGTTTTCAATATCTTTTGCAAGGTGTGGAAATGCTTTTTCTATGTCTTGCACGCTGTCGGCGTAATAATCACCAACAATTTTTCCAAAAATGCGAAGATTGCCGGAATAAAATCCGCCTAAATCATTAAAATATATGTCTAATCCTGTCACCTGTTCCGGCTTGTCTCCATACCACATATCAATATTTATTTTTCCCATTTTCATTTCCTCCATATTTTCAATTTTTCCCGGTTATCCGGGTAAAAGCAAGCCGGGGCACGATCCCCGGTGTAAGCCTGTCTTACTTGCTAAATTTAACAATATGATAAATTATATCAAAAGAATGGCTTAATGCTCTTGCCTGTGTGTCTAACCATTCCTCTGATCTGTTTGGTTTGTTCTCGCCGCCGCAAACCTTTTTTAACTCAGACGGGCAACAGAGACGTTCTGCAATGTCACAGTCATATATCAGAGAGCAGCCGCCCCAACTGTACTGTTTCCAGTCAGCGGCGCCATTCAGTAAAAGGCTTTTTAACTCTGTTTTGTCCTGCGGGATCTCTTCAACTTCCAGAGCTTCTACAAGCTCATAAGCATAGATCTTTACACCTTTATTCCATGCGCTTCTTGCCTTGCTGTTGTTGATTGCTTCTAATAATTCATTCTTTCTCATATTGCTTTTACCTTTTCACCCGTGTTATAATTTGGGTGCCTTTCTTTTTTGATTGGTGCCGGTGTTCGCTTGGTAGGTGGTCACCGGCTTTTTTTATTTGTTGAGATAACTATAACAGATATAAGGCACAAAAACAAGACGCAATAATATACAAATATAAGGCACAAATAAGCACTTTTGTTGTACATAATGTATAAGGCACAAAAAGAAACATGATTATATTATAGTAGATAAAAAATAATATTGACATATAAGGCACAAACAAATATAATAAAGATACATTTATATAAGGAGGCGCAAACAATGGAGCGAAAAACAACAGACGCAACAAGAAAAGCAATTTACAAATACGACAACAAATTTGAACGGGTGAATTGCCGTTTTGCAACTGGCACAAAAGACCGTATTAATAAATTAGGTTATAAGAGTGTAAATGATTTTATAAAATTAGCTGTTGCGGAAAAACTGGAGCATGACGAAAAAATATTAAAATAAGGCACAAAAAAATATTGACACATAAGGCACAAAATGTTATAGTGATATCATGATATCACAGCAATGATATCACACAAATGATATCATAAAAAACTAATGATATCACATTAATGATATCACAAGAAAAGGAGGTGCTAAAATGTCGGAAACATTTAACCAAATGATTAGATTCCCGAAAGACCTAGAACCGCAGATCAAAGCGCAGGCAGAAAAGAACGGTGTAAGTGTAAACCAGTTTGTTATAGGTGCCGTGATCGTAGCATTGCAACCAGTACAACCGCAGACAGTGACAGAGCAACCGAAAGAAATGCCCGTGACAGGCTCTAGAAGCCCCATAGACGAGAAAATCGCACTCATGCAGGCAAATGAACGGCTACACGCTTTACAAGCCAAAACAGCGGCAGAAAGAGCCGCTAGAGAGCACGGAGAAGTTAAACCAGTTATAAAACATCCTCCGAAATGGGCAGGCTTACCCGGACAGCGGCCAGATGAAAGTAATGTTGAATGGGTAGAGCGCAAGAGGAAAGAAGCGGAAGAAATTTATAAGCAAGGTATGGAACGAATACAAAGAGAAAAGGAGCAGAAAGCATGAAAGGAACACCGGAGCAGATCACAGCAAAGAAAGCCGCCCGGATCCGCTCAAACGTCCGGCAGTTCTTCCGGTACTACCGGGAGCAACTGGAGCAGACGGAAAAGCCGGCTTTAAAAGAATTTAACAGGGCAGAACTCCAAGCCCTGGAAACGGTGCAAGTGGAAACGCTCCAAGCACTGGAGAGAATGACAGATCCGGAGTTATTGACCAGCAAAACCGCATACGGTGACAGGGCACTAATTGACCGGATCACAGCGAGAGCGGAACGGATCAGAAGAACAAGTAAACAAATAGCTTAAAAGAAAGGTTAAAAGGTGGAAATTATGCAGAAGATAGAAATTTATTGTAATTACGGAGTTTTAGCAGCAGAAAAGAGAAATGTTTATACTTACGGCGGAGAACATCAACACGCAACCTGCAGCGATCGCATGACTGTTATAGTTCCGGACGAATGGAAATTATATAAAAATACTTTTGGCGCCACTATGGTTGAATCTCCTTGGGGCGAATGCTACGAGATTAACGAAGTACTTCATGGGAACGAAAAGCCTTGTTTTTATGCGCTCGATAAAGAAATGAAAGGGCATATGGCATATTTGGAAGAAGTAAACGAATAAAAGCAACAGGCGGAGCCGAAAAGCTCCGCTTTTTGCATTGGAGTAAAAAGATGAAAGATAATATACTACCAAGAATCTGCAGAACGTGCGGAACCAGCTTTTTAGGTGGGCCGAGGGCGTTTTACTGTCCTGAATGCAGACAGGAACGAAAAAAAGAGCAAAGCAAAAGATATAAAGAGCGCAACAAGCACGGATCTACAACTCCGCTTGGGTCTATTATACAGTGCGAGTCTTGCGGATGCGATATAATTAAGCGCAGCGGCTTACAAAGATTTTGTAAGCAATGTGCAAAAAAACATTTAAAAATAATTGACAATCAGCAATCTTTAACTTGGAATAAAAACAATCAAGTAAAAGTAAAAAAATCAAAAAAATTATACAACGATAAAAAGCAAGCAACCAGAATACATAAAAACAGCGGCATCCCTGGCGTTAATTGGGACACGGTAAAAAACAAATGGATTGCTTGCGTATCTGTTAATCACAAGCAAATCAAGATTGTGACCACATCAAACATAAATGTTGCAAAATTGGCAAGGGAGGAAGCGCAGAAGGCAAAAGAAACCGGATTATTAACAGATGATTTTATAAACATATTAAAATCAAAATATCGTAATCTATAAGCAGGTGTAACAGCCTGCTTTTCTTGATCTATTTTCACTGTGATATTTTAACGTGCTAAATTTTGTAGACAAATTGTAGACATTTTGTAGACGCAGATTAAATAAAAGGAGATTAGATAAAATAAAGGTTAGATAAAATAAAAATAAATAAGTGCAGAAAGACATTGTATAACCAAGTATATATAAATACTAGAGCCAACCAGCTGCCACCATGTACCCATCTGCAAAAATCACCTATCTGTCTGTCAAAAAATCCCATTTGTCAAATTTAACCGGATGATATTTTTTAAGCATATGATTTTTATATACTCAGGATCACCGGCAGACATACCACAACAACAAATCATCAAATACGTAAAAGGTTGTTGTAGATTTATAAATAGGTCTTGTGGTATGATAAAAGCAGTTAGGGAGCCGACGCTAACACGGTGCGAGTGACAGCGGTGCAAATTCAACCCCCCTCTGGAGATGCAGCCGCCCAGATTGTAACCAAGACCACCGGAGCCGACAGACCGGAAACGACAAGAAGTCACTAGCTTGTCACTTTTGTAAATTTATGTTTTTGCATGATCTGTGGAGGAGATCAAAAGACATAGGTTTATTGAGTGATGCTTGTGATTTTTTTATTGCAGATTTTCAGGAGGTGCAGAGCGGTGCAGGACGTCAGAGAGATTCCAAACATTGACGAGATTAAAAAAAATATCCGGAAATACTTTGACGATTATTGTGCAGCTTATGGCATCGATGACATGAGATCACAACGGCAACCGGTTTTTAATGGTGCCATGCAATATATATATAACAATTATATAAGACCTAGTAATGTATTAAAAGATATACCCCAAAACGTAGTGGATAATAGTATCAACCAAATGCTAACTAACTACAATGCGTACAACATAGATCTGTTGTATGAGGTTTATTTATATCTTAGGGAGTTAGCTAATGCTTATGATATGACTGCTACAGCTGATACATTTAAGATATTAACAGGGATATCTAAACAGGCTTTAAGTGCCTGGAGGACTAAATCAAGTACATCGAGCATGGACGAGGTCAGAAAAGCTTTTGTAAATTGGTTAGATGATGCAGATTGTGATCAGCTTGTTGCTTTTAATCTGCGGAATGCGCTGGGAGCAACGGAACGATTAAACAACGACCACGGGCGGAAACAAACCACACAGCAAGAGATTGTGCACAAGATAACCAGGACAGCAGACCAACTTCCACGATTAGACACAAATTTTGGACAAAATACATCAATGTTGACCGATTCCGGAGCGTATGACGATAGCAACGTAGATGCGAACGAGTAGCAACAATAGTGGAAACATGCGGAAATATGGGATAGTTAGAAATTTATCAATAAACTATTCTATAAAGACGTGTTTAACGCATAGTTGAAAAGCCGCATAGCACACCGGGGGAGGGGGTCTGACAGGACCAGCGCACAGCCCCTACTTAGTCCCTCAAATTTCCTCAAAAACAAAAAGACCCTTAGGAGGTGTACCACATGATTTTCATTTACATAGTTTTAGCATGGATACTGTTTCAATTACATGCTCCTGCATGGGTATATATCCTGTTCATCATCGGAGTATTTTTAAGAGCAGTAGTCACTGGTAGAGATTAAGCGTATGCAGATATTTGGGAAAGAGATAAAAGACGAATGTTCAAAATGCGGTGAAGTCCTGCAATGCGAATTATTTCTGCAAGGTCACGGAATCAAGAGAGACCGTGAGAACGTTACTGAAATGGTTAGCTGTCAGATGAAGCACCAAAAGAGCAGGCTTGATAAAGAGCCTAAAGAAGATTTGCCAGTTAAGGAGAAATGTGAATTGCCACCGGAGATTAAAGAGATCTACACAGAGGTTTGGAAAATCCATAAAGAGTGCGCTAATCCGAAAACGGATGATGACTGGTCGTATCTTATCCGGCAGGGCAATCTGCTGATTAAAATGCATAACAATAGCCAGTTTGCTAAAGCACTGGTAATGGCAATGATCGATGAAATTGAAGGAAGGACGAAGAAAAAATGCTTGGATTCATGATTTTAAAAATAATGACAACGTTGGTATTGACAGTTTTAGCAATATCTGCTTTATGGTATGCTCCAAAACAGAAAACAGCATCAGACGGAGTTATTTTATTTGCGTTCGCAATGTTCCTTGCATTTGGAATAACTTTCGCGTGGGTATAGCCTATGTGGTTACCGGAGATTATGCGAATTATCCCATATCACAATTTTGAATGGGTTAAATTCATAAAGCCATTGTTATTGCCGAATATCCGGTGTTGTGTTGGCATTGGATATGTGGCAGAGAAATCAAGGCATCAAGAGTGTATGTAGCCTGTGTGTGGGAAACGAAAAATGGAATAATGCGTTTGACAACACAAAGTTTTTCAAAGTACCGTACACAGGCGTGACAATTTTTTTTAGATAAAGATAGGGTGTTTCACAAAAATAATCCGGGAGCAGATGGTCTCTCTCCCGGAGTTTAGGGCTATCGCCAAGCGGTAAGGCACAGCACTTTGACTGCTGCATTCCCAGGTCCGAATCCTGGTAGTCCTGTTTCGCAGATGTTTTCTTCTTTCGGTCTTTGCCATCTGCGAATTGTCTTCCATACTTTTCCATTGGAGACACTCCTTTCCCCTCATAGCGGAATGCTGTTAAGAGCCGTCGCAAGGCTCGTGAGGGTTTTCCACGTAACCGCTTGAAGCATTGCAACCATATAGCGGTGAAAAACTTTATCTGCGTCGATAAGACGATACCGTGATTGCAATAATCGGTAGGTAGCAGATAGGTGTGCCAGAAGTTTAGTCGTGGTTATACGGCACAGGTTTTGGGGAAATATGCATAGTGGCGATTGCAGCGGTCTGTAAAACCGTGACATTAGAAACACCGAAGGTTCGACTCCTTCTTTCCCCACGATGTCGGATCGCAACCAACTAGCAGGTAACTGGCGGATGCCCTGCGAAAATAAAAATAGCCATAAGTGTTGCGCTGCGTCAGCGCCTTAAATGTAGGCATACAGCTTATGGAAACGCACATTGGGATGTAGCGCAAATGGAGAGAGCAACGGGCTTCTAAGCCGTGGGGTATGGGTTCGAGTCCCATCATCCCAATAGGTGTTGTTGCAAGTACACTCCGAGTATGCTTATTACAGAAGCATAGGGGATAAATACACCGGTTAATGTTTTATCTCATGGGAACTTGATAGAGCCGCTTGCGGCTGACTAAAAGATCCTTGGGTGGTGATAACCAAGTAAAAAACCACCGATACGCAGATATGGTGTAATGGTAACACAGTAGCTTGCTAAGCTATCCAGCAGAAATGCTGTCAAGGTTCGAGTCCTTGTATCTGCGCTAAACTTACGACAATCAACCTGGGAAAAGGTTTGCCGTAAGCGGTATAGAAAGTCCGCATGAGATTGTACAAAGTAGTGGCAAAAGCAATTTCGGATATAGCAGTTCCACTACACTGCTATATTTGCCGTATGTCCGGGTGGTGAGGGAGCGGTCTTGAAAACCGTTGGCTGTAAAAGGCTTGCAGGTTCAAATCCTGTGTACGGCGTGCGTCGATGAAGGATTCGACCAGTGGTTGCTATTGAGAAGTGAAAATTCTAGAAAGTAACTTTGTTGAGGTGGTGACAAATCCTCTTGTTTTGGAAAGCAATGAAAAAGTTTGACCGTTTCAAGTTTCAAAAAATCGTGAAAACTTTATATACGTCTGTCTGTTGGTCAGAAAGAGGTCTCCAAAACCTCTAACGAAAGTTCGATACTTTCCGGGCGTGTTTATCTTTATCTCCACTTAGTCTGGCACTACTGCAATAGTTCAGGTCGATGGGAGATGTATGGATAGTAGTTGCTCATTATCGGTCAACGAAAAACACTTCTGCGAGTAGAATTTGCAGATTCAAAAGTAGTCGTACATTGTTTGGGTCGGGTGGGTTCAACTCCCACGGCAACTATTCCCTAGCTAAAACGTAAGCCACATATGTTTAGCGAAAACCAAGCCTATGAAGTAGAGAACAGACAAGACTGTGAGATTGTGGATAGTCAGTGACAAGTAGGCGGTGCACATTTGGTTATGGCTTGCGCAAGCCATAAAAGGTTTTACGGTGCGATTCCCATGTATAGTTTCAGTGGTAGAACAGCATCCGCATAGGATGTGTGTCGGCGGTTCGATTCCGTCTGCATGGGTTACGGAGGATATGAGGATGAATGGATTGAAAGATTATCAACCACAAACAGAAGCATTACAAAATTTTGAAATAGATGTTTCCAAAGAAGCGGTATATAAGTACGCTTTGGAAAAATTTGGAAGGATACCGCAAAGTTTTATTGAAAGAGATTTTGCAAGGAACTGTAAAGTGATGGAAGAAAGCAGAAGGATTGTGAAATAAAATGAAAGACACGATATTATACATCAGTGATAGAGAAGAAAGAGTAGTAGATTTCTTAAAATATCTTCAAAAGAAACTGGAAGATAATAAAAAGTGGTGCGATTTAGATTATCAGCACGATATTTTAAAAACTGAAAATTATGATATTGTTGGAAAATCATTTTATGGAAGTCGTTTAGGTGTTGGATATGGGAATTGTTTATATTACTGCATCGATGAAACAATTGATAAAAACAGAATGACGGATAAAGATAATCAACAACTAATGGAAATACTGTTTCATGTTAGAGAAGGAGCAAAAGAAGTATCCGAACAGGAAATATTATATATGCTTGATATGAAAGTAGGTGGATGAAAAAATGAGTATGACGGCAGTAATTGAGAGCATAGAACGTGATGCGTTTCGACAGGTCACATCTAAAAACATCGGTAATATTGAAAATATAAAAATTGAATGTACAACACTCGGAGAAGACCCGATTGTTGTGGCAGATACAAAGGAAGACGAGGAAACTTTGAAAAAATGTTTTTATGTAAAACTGTCCGAACATCGTTGTAGCAAATGCAACCGACTTTTAGGCAAATTCAACGGACAGGCTGAAATCAAATGCCCAAAATGTGGGGAAATCAATAGAATTGGGGTGAATCTTGAATGAAAATTATAAAACGACACAAATTAGTAGCACCGACCAAAAGATTAACCTGCGATAAATGCGGTTCGATATTTGAGTTCGAGAAAAGAGAATGCAATGCAACTGACATAATGGGTGTAATGCATGATGGTCTTGGCGGTTACAATATCAAGTGCCCTGTATGTGGGAAACGGTTTTATTTTGATTGGAAGTAAATTGAATATTTAGAGCACCAGTCGTAGATTGCCTACGCAGAGAGCCAAATTTCCAAAATTTTGGGGAAGGAGGCTCTTTTTTATTGGCAAGTCAGAGCCTTATATCGGCAGTAAACAGCTATGACAATTACATACAGCGAAAGGGGATTGATGAACAGGTCATTGATGCGTATATAGAAGCCTGCAGAGTGGCTATAAATGGCGAAAAGGATATAACTTATGGCTTACAGATAACAAACCGTTCTAAAGGCATTGTAGAGCGTTTTTGCATGGAAAGGACAGGAGGTAGAATACTTGACCTTGAAAAATACAGCCAACAACATGAAGAAAAATACAGCCTTGTTGATGACTATTACAAAACTCTTCTGATTGAAGCACATTACCGATTTGAAAGCTTCATGCTATACATGGAAAAGAACAGACCGGTAGAAGAGAGATTTTATCAGCCGAGAATAAATCCATTACGGCAGGTAGCACAGCTTATTCAAGATTTGTACGATGATGTGCTTGATGAAGGAATGGTGTTTTGTCCCGGACGAATCGGTAAGACACAAATAGTAAAAATGGGTAATCTGTGGTTCGGCTCTAACAGACCGGAACGGTCTAATCTGTATTCGGCATATTCGGACAAAATTACTGGTGGTTACTATGACGGCATCATAGAAATGATTACAGACCCGACATACACATATGCTGAAATATATCCAAACATAGTTGAGAAAAAGTTAGTCACTGATGGAAAAGATTTGACAGTAGACCTTATCCGTAAAAAGACATACCCAACATTTACCATGCGAAGCATTTACGGAACATTGAATGGTGCTTGTGACTGTGACGGGCTTGGAGTTTATGATGACTTATTCAGCGGTATTGATGAAGCATTGAGTGAAGATAGGCAAAATACTGTATGGGGAAAATTCGACAACAACTTTATGCCGAGAATTAAGCCTGGAAAGGCTAAATTGTTGGGGATAGGAACACGTTGGGCGAAAAAGGACGTTCAAGGTAGACGGTTAGACCTATTACAAAATGATCCTGAATACAAAGGCATACGGCACAGAGAGGTTATTATTCCTGCACTAAATGAAAACGGAGATAGCAATTTTGATTATCCGTATCATTTGGGATATACAACTCTTGATTACAAAAGACGTATGGCATCTTTTGAGAACAATGACGATATGGCATCATGGTTTGCACAGTATCAACAGGAGCCTATTGAAAGAAAAGGTCAGATGTTCAATGTCGATATGATGAATTTCTTTAATCCGGCAGAACTTGAAGGAATAAGACCTGATAGGATATTTGCAGCTAATGACCCTGCTTATGGTGGCGGTGATTTTGTATCAATGCCTATCTGCTATGAGATTGACGGAGAACATTATATCACTGATGTTGTCTACAATGACGGTGATAAGGAAATTACCATACCGGAAGTTACTTCACGAATGGAAAGACATTTAGATAAATTTAATAATAAGACAGCAGAAGTCCATTTTGAGGAAACAAAGACAACATCAGCATACCGTACAGATTGTGAAAAGATATGGGAAAAAGACGGATATCCTATTAACACAAGTCATGATCCGGCAGACAATCAGACTGCAAAAATGGATAGAATCAAAAATCATGCTCCAGACATACGAAAACTTCATTTTGTGGACATGAAATATCAAACAAAAGAGTACAGAAAGTATTTTCAAAATATTTTGTCTGCTACTTTTGAAGGGAAAATGAAGCATGATGACGGGATAGATTCTACGGCACAACTATGTGACATGATTTACGGAAATAAAAGAATGGCAAGAGCAGAAGCAATTCAAAACCCATTCTCTTTCGGACGGAGGTATTGATATGACAACCAAAGAATATTTAGGGCAAATAAGCCGCCTTAATCGGATGATAAATAATAAACTCACGGAAATCGCACAACTCAAAGATATGGCGGTAAGCATATCTGCTCCGCAAAGCGGTGAAAGGGTACAGACTACACCGAATTTTGACAAAATAGGAACAAAATATGCCAAAATTGATGAAATGGAACGGAAAATAGATGGCATGGTGGACGAACTTGTCGATAAAAAAGAAAAAATCATACAGCAGATAGACAGCATGGAAGATGAAAACACATACAATATTCTGTTCGCAAGGTACATAGAAAAGAAAACTTTTGAAGTGATCGCAACAGAAATGAAATATTCATGGAGACAGGTTGTCAGACTTCACGGAACTGCATTGAAACAGTTTGAAAAGAAATACGGAGAAGGATATTTGAATGAATGATGTCATTGAATGTCATATATAAAAAATGGTAATGTTAAACTGACGAAAATATTTAAGATGTTTTCTAATCCTCCTAAAAGGTGAATGACCGGAAATACCGTCTACGTTATGTGGGCGGTATTTTTGTGCGCAGAAAAGAGGTATTTATGATTTTTAACCAAAAAATTAGAGTGTACTGTCCGGGATGCGGACGGTTGGTCGGTGAATGCAGTTCAAAATCACACATCGACAAGACATATAAGTGCCGGAATTGCGATAAGATGGTTGTTTACCATACGGAGACCGGAGAACGTGAGATCAAGAAACTTCCAAAAAGAGACCAAAGCAGCGGAATGACATTTATGTAGGTGAAAATATGAACACTATGAAATTTCAAGACCTTGTAAAGGGTTGTCACGGTAGAAAAATTGCATATACGGATGTGGAGCAGATAACCGAAGACAACATTGTAAAGGTTATCGGTGATTGCATCGGTGTTTTTTATTACAATAAGCCAGTTATCAAGTACTTGTGGGAGTACTACAAAGGAGATCAACCGGTACTATACAGAACAAAGCTGTCAAATGAGGATATCACCAATCGAGTAGTAGAGAACCATTCTTTTGAATGGGTGCAATTCAAGGTCGCTCAGACTTACGGAGAGCCTATTCAGTTTGTCAGCAGAAAAGATGATGAAGCTGTAAATAAGGCAGTAGATGAACTGAATGATTACTTAGCAGATGCAAATAAGCACGAGAAAGACATAAAAGCTGGTGAGTGGCAGTCGGCAACCGGAACATCATTCAAAGCTATTCAGATTGTGAATGGAGATGTGCCTATCCGTGTGGTTGCACCTAATCCTCTGAATACGTTTGTTATTTACAACCGCAGTTCTGAAGAACCGATTTTGGCGGTACAGGAATTAAAAGATGAAAATGGCGAGTGGTACAAGCTCTGCTACACGGAATCCTGTGAATGTAAGATAAAAAACAGTGCGGTTGTTCCTGATACATGGAAACTTCACGGATTTGGTGGTATTCCGATTGTAGAATTTCCGAACAACCATGAGCGGTTGTCTGATATTGAACTTGTTATAGATCTGTTGGATGCAATCAATAATACGCAGTCAAACAGAATGGACGGCATAGAGCAATTTATCCAGGCGTGGTACAAATTTGTAAACTGTGAGATTGACGAAGAAGAGTTCAAAAAAATGAAGATGAACCATGCATTGGTTGTAAAGTCCATCAATAAAGACAATAAGTCTGATGTGGATGTCATGTCACAGGAACTTGACCAAACGCAGACACAGGTCTCCAAGGACGATTTAACAGACAGCGCACTTTCAATTTTGGGAATACCGAACAAGCAAGGAAACACTGGCGGTGATACGCAGGGTGCGGTTGAGCTGAGAAACGGATGGGATTTTTCAAAATCAAGAGCAAGGCTTAAGGATCCGGTTGTTAAGACAGCAGAGAAGAGACTGGCCAAGGTTGCGCTGAATGTTATTCGCATTAAGAAAGAAGATCTGAAAATCACTCTTAGAGATTTTGATGTGCAGATTAACCACAGTCCACAAGATAATATGTATACCAAGTCGCAGACATTACTGCAACTTCTGCAGTGTGGTATTCATCCGCTTATTGCAATCAAAACAGTTGGACTTTGGGGAGATTGTGAAAAGACTTTCAACCTTTCCAAACCTTACCTTGATGCTCTGTGGAAAACTGCTGAAATTATCAACATGGAAGAGCAGATGGCAAAAGCACAGGAAATTGTAAAACAAATGCAAAATAAGACAGTTGCCTAGAAATAGGTAGCTGTTTTTATTTTATAAAAATTCGCAAAGCCGTGAGCGTACAAATCGGCAATGTCACTCGGTGTCGTTGCACCGTAAAAAAACGTAGGACATAACGGAGGTAATTTATGAAGAGAGAAGATTTAGCGGCAATGGGATTAACTGATGAACAGATTGAAAAGGTTATTGCCGAAAACGGCAAAGATGTTCAGACAGCAAATGCCAAGGCAACCAAAAACAATGCTGAACTGGAACGGTTACAGGGCATTGAAAAAGAGTTTAATGCCATGAAAGACCAAAATCTTTCCGAACAGGAAAAGGCAGCGAAGCAGTTAGAGGAAGCAAATAATCGTATCGCAGAGTTGGAAAAAGCACAGACTTTAGCAACTCAGCGTACAAGTGCGGCTGACAAATTCAAAATCACATCAGAACAGGCGGCACAGGTTGTAAAGGATGACGGCAGTTTTGATTTTGATGTTCTCGGAAAAATTATCTCTGATAAAGAGACTGCTGCGGCACAAGCCAAGGAGCAGGAGATTGCAAACGGATCTACTAATCCTGGAGGTGGAATTGCTGGCGGTGGAAAAGATGACAAAAAAACAGAAGCCGAAAAAGCGGCTGAAAAGATTGGCAAGACTTTAGCTGGAACAAACAAAGAAGCCGAAGCTGTAGTTAGCCAGTACTTATAAGGAGGTACACAAAATGAAATTCTCTGAAACAAGTGTAACTACCCAGTTAGAAATTCTTAAGAGAAAGCTGGGCGGTGAATTATTTGTTCCTATTAAACTGGATGCAAGTGCTTTCACTAATGGTGTGTGCAAGGCTGGTAATCCTATTAGTGCGACAGGAAAGAAAGTAAATGGCGGAAGCACCGATGATGCAGCAGTAGGTATTTTGCTTAACGATGTTTACGATAGCAACCCCAACGGAACTATCATTAAGGCTTTTGCCTGTGTAAATGAAGCAAATGCTAACGCAAATGCAGGTATTACCATTGCCGATGGTGTAAAGACAGGATTATCACTGATTGTATTTGAATAACTGAAACCGACTACAGACAGATGTAGCCGCTGACCGCTGAAAGATAGCGGTAGAAAGTGAGGAAATAATGAACATTAGAGATGCCTACAATGCGAAAGCAATCGCACTTGTGCATACAGAAGTTGCAAGTAATAAAATTGCATATCTTGGTTCCGGCTTATTCCCCGCCAAGAAGAAAATGGGACTGGATTTGAAGTGGATTAAGACTTCTAATGGACTTCCTGTTACCCTGAAAGCATCTAATTTTGATGCAGTTTCCACTATCAGAAGCCGTGAAGGATTCAAGATGCAAGAGACAGAAATGGCATTCTTCCGTGAATCTATGATTATCAAAGAACAGGACGAACAGGAAATCATGCGTATTAAGGACAGCACAGACCCTTACGCAGCAGAAGTATTAAGCAGAATTTTTGATGATGCAAATACTCTTGTGGAAGGTGCTGATGTAGTTCCTGAACGTATGATTATGCAGCTGTTAGCACCTACAGAGGATGGTTCTCCTAAGATTTCCATTCAGGCTGATGGTGTTACTTATGCTTACAACTACGACCCTAACGGCACTTACAAGCAGAACAACTATGCGGCATTGTCCGAGACCACAGACAAGTGGAACGATACTGAAAACTCCGATCCACTGGACGATGTAAATGTTGCTCTTGATTCTGTGGAAGCTGTTACAGGCGAGAGACCTACCATTATGATTGTCTCTCGTAAGACCATGAACTATCTTAAGCAGAACGCAAAGATCAAGTCCGCAATCTTAGCACAGAATGTTACAGCTAACGTTCTGATGACTGATGCAAGAGTTAAGGAAATTTTCTCTAACGAACTTGGTATCAATATCATTGTTTACTCTAAGCAGTATAAGAACGAATCTGGTGTAGCAACCAAGTTTTATCCTGATGGATATGCGACATTGATTCCTTCCGGTTCACTTGGAAATACTTGGTACGGAACTACTCCTGAAGAGCGCACTTTGATGGGCAAGCCTACCGCAGATGTTTCTATTGTGAACACTGGTGTTGCTGTTGCGGTTTCTGTTTCTGAAGACCCTGTACAGACTAAGACAACCGTGTCTGAAATCGTACTTCCTTCCTACGAGAGAATGGATAGCACCTATGTAATTAAGTGCTACTAATCGGAGGTATGCTGATGAAATTTGATTACAAAGTCAAATACAAAGGCAAATGGTATCTTCCGGGAGAAGAAATCCCGGAGGAAACCGTCACCGAAGTAAAAGAAGAAATCCCGGAGGAAACCGCATATACTAAGACGGAAATCAACCGTATGTCTACGGCAGACTTGCAGAAGTTAGCCGCAGAACACGGTGTCTCAGGTGCGGATGAAACTACTGGCGGTGAGTTGAAAAAGATTCTGATTGAAAAGTTTGAACTTTAAGAGGTAACACATGGCAGAATATACGACTTTGGAGCAAGTAAAAATCCGTCTGAAACAATTTCATATTGATTCTAAAAGTGATTCTGAAAGCTCCGAGGTCGTGTTTGACCATTTGGAAGAAAATCCTCTTTTGAAACAACTTATTAGTCAGGCAGAAGCCGACATCAGAGCAAAGAGAATGTACCCGGAAAGTTACACGGAAGAGAAGATTGCTGCGGATATGAAAAAATTTCAGTCCGTGGTGGTTAATCTTGTCGTGTATGACAGATCGCAAGCCGGTGAAAACTTCATGGCAAGCTATTCAGAGAATGGAGTGTCGAGAACATGGAGAGACCGGGAAGAACTGTTTGTGGGTGTTTTTCCATTTGCAAAAGTTTTATAACCCCATCGAAATCGAGGGGTTTAGAAGATTGTGCGTGACCATGTTACTGATTCCAGTAATAAGGTTGCAGGCGGCACACTTTAAGGGTGGTGGGCGGTGTGCCAACAAATAAACAGTTAGGAGATATGAAGTGAAAGAATTTTTATTACAGACGTATACGATTGTTCTGCCTATTTTATTAGGCTACATCGTCTGGCTCCTAAAGCAGCAAAAGAAAGATAGGGATGCGAACAGCAAGGGAACAATGCTTCTTTTGCGTGTGCAACTTATTGAGTATCACGATAAGTACATGAAGTTAGGAGAAATTCCAAGCTATGCGTATGAAAACTTTGTTGAGATGTACAATGCTTATCATGCGCTTGGTGGAAATGGAATGGCAACTAAAATGTATGAAGAAATCAAAGAAATAAGATTGAAGAACGGAGGTAAGGAATGATGGATTTTTCCCAGGTAGGAACTTGTGTTGCAATCGTGGTTATCTGCTATCTTGCCGGTATTGGAGCGAAGCTTATTCCGGTTATTAAGGATAACTACATCCCGGTTGTTGTTGGCATTGTCGGTGGTATTCTCGGAGTAGTAGGAATGTATGTTATTCCGGATTTCCCGGCAAATGATGTGCTGAATGCGATTGCGGTCGGAATTGTTTCCGGTTTGGCAAGCACTGGTGTAAATCAGATTTACAAGCAGGTGAAGAAAGATGCTTGACATTAACAAGCAGGAAATGAAGTACTCACGGCAGGGAGAAAAAGTCACGATTTATGACCGGGACGAAAACGGAGCAATAAAGTACATCGAGATGGACGGAGAAAGGATTCCAGTGGTTTTGAGAGAAACTACTGGATATTCTGAACCCGTCCTTTTTTCTGCCAACATCAGTAATAAGCTGTCGGAAGTACTGGTAAAAGAATTTGGTATTGATGATTCCAGTTCGTATTGTCAGATTGTGACCGACAAGGGCTATTTGCCGATTAAGGCAGGGGATGTTATCTGGAAGAAGTCAGAAGTAGGTCGTGACGATGACGGACTTGTGGACAGCAAGACTGCGGACTATGTTGTCAAAGGCGTTGCAGATGAGGGACTGACAGCAGATTTGTTTTTGTTGCAAAAGATGGTGAAGTGATATGGGAAAGACAATCAACATTAACCTGTTTGACCCAAAGTCCATACAAGCGGCTGTAAAGGCTCTTAGAGACTATGAAAATAGTTTAGAGTATAAATGTAGACTACTGGCAGAAACACTGGCAGAAAAGGGCGTAGAGATTGCTAGGGTCCAAATTGCTGACCTTGATGCTATATTTACATCGGAACTTTTGCAAAGCATTCATGCGGAATACGTTGGCTCTGTAAAGGGTGGCGGTGTTTGGGCGGTGGTTGCCGGTACAGACCATGCGGCTTTCGTAGAGTTTGGTACTGGTATTGTCGGTAAGCAGTCACCATATCCTTATCAATTACCGGAAGGTGTTGATTGGCAGTATGCAAGCGGAAAAACCATAAGGCAACTTGCGGATGGAAGATATGGATGGTTTTATCCTGCGGATGACGGTAAATGGTATTTTACAGAAGGTATGCCGTCAAGACCATTTATGTACATGACTGCAATAGAACTTCGTAAAATTGTATTACAGACAGCAAAGGTGGTGTTTGGAAATGGCGGTTAATGAATATCAATGGGTATCAGACTTCAAAGTCAAGATTGCATCATACTTAAAAATGAAGATACCACAGAGCCATCCTAAAGCTTATGTGACGGACAAAAGTAAGGATTTGTCAGACCCTACATTCCCTACCGTGTACTTTCATGCTATGCCATTTACAGAGACTGGACAAGACCTTGAAGCACGTTCGGTTAATGGAATCACAGCATCGTACCAAGTGGATGTGATAACCAACAAAAGTCAAGAAGAAGCCGAAGCTATCATGGCTACGGTTGCCGGACTTTTCAAACGTCTGCGATTTCAAATAACTTCCATCCCGGAGTTCAATAATACTTCGCAGGACACATACAGAAGCACTGCACGGTTCAGAAGAACAGTAGGTGCTGATGATACATTGTAACTATTAGAGCCATTCGGCTCTATTTTTTTATGCAAATTTAAGGAGGTATAAATTATGGCAGCAGCCGGAGTTTCTACTTTAGGCATTACTTTCGGATATGGTACAGAGACAACCGCCGGAACAAAACCTACAAGTTTTAAGCAACTTACAAGAATCAATGCCATTGGCGGCATCAACATCGAACCTGAACAGATTGATGCTTCTGCGTTAGAAGATGCAATCACCAGATATGTAAAAGGTCGTGCAGATACTGGTGGATCTTTTGCAGTCACAGTCAACTTTACATCAGAGACCGTGGCTGAATGGACTGCACTTATCACAGCCTATAAGGCTCTTACTGGTGGAAATAGAATGTGGTTTGAAACTGTCATTCCCGGAGAAGAGAAATCTTTCTTTGTTGTTGCACAGCCGCCCGAGCAGATTCCACAACCCGAAATCGGACAGAACGAACTTCTGACGATCGAAATGAATCTTACCATTGAGGAATACAAGGGATTGGATGCTACCGTTGCACTGACAACGGGGGAATAGCAAGTCAGTCAGAAACAAATAACACTGCCGTGGCTGACTTTGATGAAGCGGTAGACGAAACATTGATTTAGCAAAAAGAGAGCCGTCTTCGGGCGGCTCCTTTCCAACAAAATGTTGGGGAAAGGATATGTTTTTATGAAGAAGATTTTAGTTAATGATGTTGAATATACTTTAGAGTTTGGATTCGGTGCTGTGGAGTGCAAGGATTTGATTCAAAAGATGTTTCTTATGCTTTCCGGTGGCTATGTAGCTAAAAAAGCAAAAAATGTACAGAATCCCACACCAGAAGAAGTTGTAGATGGTAGCGGATATATGCTTGCAGAATTTCCTCATGTATGCAAAACGGCTTTTTATGCTGGTCTTATCGAAAACCATGAAGGTATTACACCGGATGAATCCAATGCTTTAATGAAAGAATACATGAAAGCAAACGGTCTGTCTTTTGTGAAGCTGTATGGAGAACTGACAGACTGTATGAAAGAAGACGGTTTTTTCGAACTGTCGGGTCTGACGGAAATGATGACGCAGACCAAGGAAGAGATGGAGAAAGAGGACAGCAAGGTAACGAAGATGCCACAGGATCACAAGAAGAAATCGACTGGCACAAAATAATATGGGAAGAATATTTTCCATTTGCTTTTTCCATGGGAATTTCGATAGAAGAGTTCAAACATCTGAATCCTAAGAAATTAGAGTGGTGTTACAAAGGATATAAACTCAAAAAAGAGGAAGAAGATAGGAATTCATGGCAACGGTGGGGAGATTATGGAATATCTGCATTAATATTTGCAATAGAACATTGCCTAAACGGTCGAAAAGCACAATCGAAGTATATTGACAAGCCTATTATGGAACGTGCGGACATTGCTGATAATGAAAAAGAAATTCAGAAGCAAAGAAAAGCGTTCCTCGCAGGACTTATGGCAATGCAAGCTAATTTTGAATTATCACACCCAAAAAAGGAGAAACAAACATGAGTTTAACAGGAATTGATGTGTCCTCATACCAGGGGACGATTAACTGGTGGGCGGTAAAACAGAACGGTATTGATTTTGCTATTCTGAAAGTCATCCGTAAGGATTTGAACCCGGACAAGAAGTTCGAGGAGAACTGGAAAGGTTGTAAAGAGCACAATGTCCATGTGCACGGAGTATATGAATACGGATATATTACAACGGTTGCAAAATCACGATCTGATGCAAGAAGAGTGCTTACTATTCTTAATGGCAGAAAAGTGACAGTATATCTTGATGTTGAAGATGCCGTTATGAAAGGTCTTGGCAAAAATATTATTTTCATTATCAATGCTTACGGCAAGGTTATTACTGATGCAGGATTGCAGTTCGGTGTGTACACTGGGGAAAGTTTTTACAAGACATACATTAAGCCTTATGGCGGTGTGAGTTATCCCATGTGGATTGCACGGTACGGCAAGAATAACGGCAAGTGTGATGTGAAGTATCAACCGCAAGTACCAAACATGGTAGGCTGGCAGTACACTTCTAAAGGGCGTGTAGGTGGCATTGTAGGCAATGTAGACATGAATGTATGGTACAAGGAGTTAGATGCCGTATATG